AGCGTGAATTGAGAGTAATGCAACAGTCCGTTATTACCGGACCGTTCATGAATCAAAATCAATCGGATTATTATAATCCGAATTTGATGTCAACCGATAAAGGGTATCATAACTTTATTTATGCTCAAATAGATACAGATAAAATAAGAAGATTATCAGAATATAGAAGAATGGCATCTTTTTCTGAAGTGGCTGATTGCTTGGATGCTATATGTGATGAATTTATAAATAAAGACGAAAACGGAAAAGTAGTAAACATTAAATTTTCTGGTTTCAATAAAATTGATAGTCAAGAAAAATTAGAAATAGAAAAAGAATTTCATAAATTTGTTCAAAGTTATGAATTAGAAAATAAAGGATGGGGTTATTGTAGGCAGTTACTAACCGAGGGAGAAATATTTTTTGAAAATATTGTACACGAAAAAAATAAAGACTTGGGAATAATTGGTGTCTTAAATGTACCCGGTGAGTTGATAAATCCCATCTACGACAATATTCAAAACAATGTAATTCAGAATTTCATATTTCAAAAACCCATAAATATGACAAATAATCAGCAAGGACAACCAAACTTGCCGATGCCTAATCCCAATCCTACCAATTCTTTACAACATCAACTAATAACATTTGAAGGAAATCAAATAACCTATATAAATTCCGGTATTTGGAATGAGGATATGTCTATAAGAATTCCTCATATAGAAAAAGGAAGAAGAGCATATAAGCAATTATCATTAATTGAAGATGCTATAGTAATTTATCGTTTAGTAAGAGCACCAGAAAGACTTAAATTTGTAATTGATGTCGGAAATATGCCTCCCGCAAAAGCCGAAGCATATTTAAAACAATTGATGCAATCATACTGGTCTAAGAAATCCTATGATCCACAAAATAATGGATCGGCTGGGAATATGTATGATCCACAATCTATGCTGGATTCATACTGGTTTGCAAAAAGAAGTGGAGAAACAGGTTCTGATGTTCAGGTTTTACAAGGTGGTCAAAATCTTGGAGAATTGAAAGACTTGATGTATTTTGTAACAAAGTTATATAATGCATTGGGTGTTCCTTCTACCAGATTAAATCCAGAAGATTCTTATAAAGATGGATCTGAAATTTTAAGAGAAGAATTAAGATTTGCAAAAATGATTTTAAGAATGCAATTTCAATTTTGTAAAGGTTTGAAAGATGCATTCATCACTCATTTAAAAATAAGAGGATGGTGGAATGAATATAAATTACACGAATCTTATTTTGATTTGGAATTTTGTCCTCCTAGTAGTTATTTTGCATTAAGACAAAATCAAAATTTAGAATTAAAGATTAAAAATTTTGAAAGTATGGCACAGCAAGACAATATATCTAAAACATTTGCCATGCGCCATTATTTAGGATTGAATGATTCCAAGATAAGTGAAAACATGGAATGGTTGAGAAAAGATGCAGCATTGAAATGGGAACTCGACCAAATTGCTTCCACTGGTCCAAATTGGAGAGAACACTTAGAAGCTGCCGAGAATGTTGCTGCTCAAGGTGGAGCAGAAGCAGGAATGGGCGGTGGAGGAGGAGGGGGCGGCGGTTCCTCTGCTATTCCAGAATTTGGTGGAGGTGGTGGCGGGGCAGCAGGGACACCAGAAGCAGGAGCCGAGGCGGGTGGAGAGATTCCCGCAGGTCAAGGTTTAGAACTACAGCCAGCTGGTCAAGCAGCAGAAGAAGAAACCGAGCAACCTCCCGCATAATAATATAAAAAAAATGAGTTGTTCGAATGATATAAACGTAACAGTAAATGATTTATATAATTATAACAATATTATTGTTAATGTATTATCTGGACAAAATGATAACGTTTTATTAGTGAGTTGCCTATCAACATGCGAAAGTAATAATATTTTTGTACAAAATATTATAAAGGATGATTGTGTAGTAATTGTTGATAATTTATCTGGCTATGACATAAATTTAAACATAGAACAATCTGATTATGGATATAGGTTTATAAATTTTATGAACAAATTGAAGCTAAAAGATTGGAATTAAAGAATAGGCTGAATGAATAAGTAATAGTATATGTCTGTATTACCCAATCCATTTCACGGAAGCACAACTTTTAATTCAAAAATTAAAAGTTACGATCACTTGGCACAAAGAGTTAGAAGAACATTAGGTGAGCCATTGGTTGAAATTGAGGTTAGTAGTGAACAAATGTATGAATTAATAGATATTGCTATCGAATGGTTTACTAAATTTGCTGGTGTAACCGAAGAGTATTTAATTTTTAGATCAGATTTATATGAAAGAGGAGTTGGTTTAAGGATCGATAAACTTTTTAGTATAACACCAGACATGAATAATTCAGCTGATCCATCTATGCCAGATAGTTCCGAAGGTTATGATTTTGATTTAGATGATTATAGAAAAGTTGTTGATATATTTTCAATTGAACAAGGAAATAGTAGTGGGGTTAATACTCTTTTTACTATTGAACATACTATTGCACAACAAGCATATTTCGGACATCTATTGGGTAATGTTGGATATGACTTGGTAACATGGCATGTATTAAAAGATTGGTTAGATACAAGAGAAAAGTTATTGGCATTAAAACCATATGTTCGTTTTAATCCAGATAACCAAATAATGAAACTAATACCGGAACCAAGTACATCAAGTATTTATTATGGTTTACTTGGTTGCAAAGTACAAAAACCAATTAAAGATTTGGTATCTCAGCTTTGGGTTTTTAGGTATACAACAGCTTTGGTAAAAATAGCAGTTGCACATACCAGAGGAAAATACAGTGGAACTAATTTATTTGGTGGTCAAACTGTAAATTCTACAGACTTAATGAGACAGGGCGAAAAAGAAAAAGATGAATTAGAAAAAGAATTAATGTCCAACTATGTTGATTCTGATCCTGTAAGATTTTTTGTTGGTTAATGAAAACATTAGGAAAAAAGAATAGAAACTATGTACAAGGTATTTTTACACCAAAAAATAAAAAAAAATACATAGGAAGTTTTCCCATAATATATAGAAGTTCATTGGAACTATCATCATTTAGATTTTTAGATAATAGTATCAATGTTATATCATGGGGATCAGAATCTGTTGTAATACCTTATGTTTCTCCTGCTGATGGTCGTATGCACAGGTATTTTGTTGATTTGGTAGCGGAAATAAAAATGAAAGATAATTCGATTAAAAAAGTTTTAATTGAAGTAAAACCAGAAAAGCAAACCAAACCACCGACAATAACCAGTAGAAAAAAACAATCAACTATACTTTATGAAAAGTATAACTATGAAGTAAATTTAGCAAAATGGAAATATGCAAGAGAATGGTGTGAAAAAAGAGGGTACTTATTTTTGATTTTTAATGAAAACCATTTAAAATGAACAGTTGTAGTATAAGTAATAATAATATAAATATGAGCAATGCCTATAATCTATTAGTAGAAACACCAAATTATGAGTTGAAATATTTGGTGGAAGAAAAAAATAGAAACTCTCCTTCTAATCTTTTTATACAAGGTCCGTTTTTGATGGCAGATAGACCAAATAGAAATAATAGAATTTATCCAAGAAACCAAATGGTAGAAGAGGTCAATAGATATACCTCCGAAATGATTGTTAATCAAAGATCTACGGGAGAATTAAATCACCCTTCTTGTCACCTAAAAACCGCAGAAATACTTACAAATAAAGGAATTATATCTTTTAAAAATATAGATAATGTTGCTAACGTTTACACATTAAATATAGAATCAAATGAAATCGAATTACACCAAATAAACAAAAAGATAATATCAGACTATAATGGTGAAATGTATCACATCAAAGGAAGAAATATTGACACATATGTAACACCGACTCACAGATTCCCTATTGAACTTAGATATGGAAAAAGAGAATTTATAACAGCAGAAGAAATTTATAACAATAGAGCAAAATACAATAAATGTAAATTTTTAAAAACAGGTGATTGGAATGTTGAAACTCCTGAATTTTATATTTTAAAAGGCGATAATTATGAAAATGCAAAAAAGTGTAAAGGAGACATAACTAAAGATGTATCTATTCGTTTTGAAACTTTTGTTAAATTTTTAGGAATTTATTTAGCCGAGGGACATTGTTCTGATCCAAACACACTACATACTAATGGTTTTTCGGTACACATTTCACAAAAAAAGGAATCTGTTAGAGATAAATTAAGAGAATTATTAAAAGAATTTCCAGAAGAAATGGAATGGAAAGAAACTTCTTCTGATTTCAGAATATGTGATAAAAGATTACATAATTTACTTTTTCCATTAGGAAATTGTTATGATAAATATGTTCCAAATGATTTTAAAAATTTATCTTCTGTTTTATTAGAAGAATTATTATATTGGTTTAATTTAGGAGATGGAAGATTTTCGACAACATGTCACGAAAATGGATATATACAAAGAAATGTATTTTCTACATCTAAAAAATTAATAGACGATCTTCAAGAGTGTTTATTAAAATCTGGTGGATCTGGAAACACAAGCACCATTTTAACCGAATCGGATTATAAATTTGCTGATCATATAATAAAAGCAGAAAATAAAGTTCCACTTTATCAATTATCGATATCAACAACAAAACACATATATTTAGATAGTCGTTTCTTGAAAATAGAAAAAGTAAATTTGGAGCAAGATCAAGTTTATTGTGTTAATGTAAACAACGGAAACTTTTTTTGTAGAGATAATGGAAAAACGTTTTGGTCCGGTAACTCTCCAGAAGTTAATTTGGAAAGAGCCTGTCACATAGTTACCGAATTAAAACAAAATGGTGATATATTTGAAGGTAAATCAAAAATTCTTTCTACTCCGATGGGACAAATTGTTCGTTCATTAATTATGGATGGTGTTAAATTGGGTGTATCATCCAGAGCATTGGGAAGAGTTGATAACAACAAACAAGGAGTTGGTATTGTATCTGACTTTAGATTGGTTGCAATTGATGTTGTTGCTGATCCATCTGTTCCTACTGCATTTGTTAATGGTATCTTGGAATCCAAAAAATGGGTTCTTTCTGAAAGTGGTGAATTTGAGCCTTTTTACGATACATTTGAAAAAGCTATTTCTAAATTACCAAAGAAAGAAAGAGATGCATATTTAAAAGAACAATTTATTACATTTATTAATGCAATAAAAAAACTTTAATTGTGAATAAAAAAAGATAAATAATAATACATTATGGAATTGCGAAAAGACATCTCTAAGTTTATAACACAAATTTGCGAAAAAAATTATTCTTCGGCAAATTCAACACTTGAAACTTTAATTGAAAAAAAGTTAAAAGAAAAGGTTAAAAAAATGCACAAAGCATGTTGCGAAGAATGTGGCAAAAAGAAAAAGAAAAAGGTCGTTAAAGAAAATTTAGATGACAATGATTTCGGGGATTTCCCAGAACCTGAAGATACTCAAGATAGGATTCCAAATCTGTCAGAAGAACAACCAGAAGAAGAGGATTATATTATTAGTAGTTCCGGAACATTGGGAGGCAGAACAGATGTCTCAATTTATGGCGGTAAACATTTAGCAACATTCGGTGATGAAGAAGATGCCGAAAATTTTTTGAGAAAACGTATGGATCAAGAAAGTTTTTATCCCCGTGTTTGGTTTAATGATGACCATGGTGGTTATACATTAAGAAAATTATAATAAATGTGATTCTTGAAAGGTAAATAATAATATACAGTTTATGAACAAATTCGCAGAAATCTTAAAACAAGTCGATGAAAGTGTCATCAATGAAGAAACCGCCAAAGCAATTACCGAAGCATTTAATAATGCAGTAGAAGAAAAGGTAAATGCTAGAGTTACTTTGGAATTAGAAGGCGCGTTATCCAAACAAGATGAAAATCACGCAAATAAACTTAAAACACTTTTAGAGGCAATTGATACAGATCATACTGGTAAATTACAACAAGTCGTAAATGCCCTTACTGAAAATCACACAGATAAATTAAAAAACGTAATTTCATTTTACCGCAAGGCTATTAATGAAAAAGCAGAAAAATTTTCTGGAAAAATTGTTTCCGAGATTAGCAATTATTTAGATCTTTATCTTGATAAAAATGTTCCTAATCTTCAATTAGAAGAAGCTGTTCAAAATACATATGCACGTAAACAGCTTAATAAAATTAGAGAGTTAGTTGGGATTGATCCAGATTATATTAACGAAAGTGTTAAATCTGTTGTTTCCAAAGGAAAATCCAAAATTGACGATCTTAATGAAAAATTAAATGAAGCATATAAAGAAAATCATATGCTTGCTGAAAAGTTGAAATTAAATGAAACTGCCGTTCTTTTAGAAAAGAAAACTAAAGGATTGCCATCAGCTAAAAAAGAATACATTTTTAACTTATTGAACGACAAAGATTCTTCATACATTGAAGAAAACTTTAATTATGTCGTTGAGATGTTCGAACGCTCTGAAGAAGAGAAATCTTCTGATTTGGTTCAGGAAGCCAAGAAAAAGGCTTTGAGTGGTGATGTAAAGCCATATGCTCAAAGTGTTATAAAGGAATCCAAAACAGTTTCATCTGAAAATGATGAATTTAACCCAGTTTCGAACTATCTTAATGAACTTAGTAGGTTCTAAAAATTTCCAGTTGAAGAAAAGCATCTGTTTTTCTTGATTCTATATCCATAGAAAGGTAATAAAAAATAAATTATGAGAAATGTTAATCCAGCCACAGGCTACATAGATAGATCCCGTGCTCAACAATTAGTCGAAAAATGGTCACCCGTACTCAATTATTCATCCGATAAGGTTGCTCCGATTGAAGACGAACATGCCCGTTTAACAACTGCGATCCTAATGGAAAACCAAGAAAGATGGTGCATCGAAGAAAGCGGTAGTAATATCGCTGGTGGCGGTGGTGCTTTTGGCACTCCCGGTACTGCTCTTTACTCACCACCCGGAACGGTTACCGCTGGAGATCGTTATGCAACAGGCGACCAACGCTTACCAAAGGTTTTAATACCTATGGTTCGTCGTACATTCCCTGAGTTGATCACTAACGAAATCGTCGGTGTCCAGCCAATGAGTGGACCAGTAGGATTGGCCTTCGCTCTTCGTTACCGCTATGAGGCTGATAGCTTAGGTGCTAATGGACTTGATGGACATGCCACAGGTGGTAAAACCACCACTGGTAGAGACTACATCAATCGTTCATATGTTGATGTTCCGTCTGGACCAGATGCTGGTAAAGGCAAGGAATTAGGCTATCAATACTTAGACACCAGATTTACTGGTACTAGCGCAAACTTCACCTCTGTCACAGACTTCGAGGTTCTCGATTCTGATAAAGGTGTTGCCGCTATTCTCAGTCAATTTGAATTGACCGGAAATATTCCTCAAGTCACTGTCGAATTCAGCAAAACAGCTGTTGAGGCTGGCACACGCCGCCTTGCTGCTCGTTGGTCTGTTGAACTTGAACAAGACTTGAAGAACATGAACGGACTCGATATCGACGGAGAATTGACAAACGCAATGTCGTATGAAATTCAAGCCGAAATCGACCGCGAAATGGTCATGAGAATGGTTCAAGTTGCCCTCAATGCAGGTTCTCCGAATGGATACAGCTTCTGGTACGCCGCATCAGCTGACGCACGTTGGCTCGGTGAGCGTAATCGTGACTTCTACAGCAAAGTTATTGTCGAAGCCAACCGTATTGCTATCCGCAATCGTCGTGGTTCCGCTAACTTCATTATTGCAACTCCTCGCGTTTGTGCAATTCTTGAGATGTTACCAGAGTTTCAGTGGATGCCAGTAAACGGCAACGTCAACACCCAACCTTCAGGCATTGCCAAAGTTGGTTCACTTGGCGGACGTTTTACTGTCTACCGTGACACTCGTACAGATGCTCAGTATCTCGATGGTCAACGCTCAACCTCATTAGAATATGCCCTCTTAGGTTTCAAAGGTACAGAATATTATGACACTGGTATCGTCTATTGTCCTTATATTCCTGTCATGATCCAAAGAACAATCGGTCCTAACGACTTCTCTCCAAGAGTAGGTCTTATGACTCGTTATGGTGTAGTAGATCACATCTTCGGTGCGAACCTCTACTATCATATCATTATTGTTAAAGGTCTTGGCAATGCCTTCAAGCCCGACACAGGACGCATCTATCTCTAATACGGTTAGAAAAGGTCAAAACTCAAAAAACCCCATTTCTTCGGAAATGGGGTTTTTTATTTTTAAAAATTAAAACAAAAAAATTATTGATTTATATCATTATAAAAATCGGTTATTGTTTTATTTAAATTACCATTTTTAGTATAAAAATAATCAAAGGTATTTTTAAATTCTTCGTTATTCTTTAATTCTTCTAGAAATTTATTTTTAGAATCAGGATCTAATTGTGACATTACCTGTTTAATATAAGAAATAAAACCAATATAATCTGTTGCATATTGATCTTTTATTTTTAAATCTATGCTTATGGGTAATCCTTCTTTTGTTGAAAATGCAGCAATTGGTGCTTCGTTCAATAATGATTTTACTAATTTATCAAATTTCATATAATATACTTATTCTTCTTTGATGTCTTCTAATGATACATCTATAACATCGTCGTTTTTATTTTGTTTTTTATCTCCCAAACCTTTTAATATCTCTTCTCTAGATGCTATTAATATATTTGTTGTTTGTGGTATCTTGGATGCAATCATCTTATTGGCTTCCAGTTCCATTCTTTTCATCTCTAAATTGCTCTTGCTTTTCTTGTTTTGTAAATTTATTTGATTTAATGTATCTAATGCCTTCGTGGTTGCGTTTATAAGCTGTGAAAGAGCAGATATCTCTTTTGGATCAACTCCAGTCAATACGCTATCTCTAATCGTTTGTACGGCTCCTAAACTTGCACTAACAAGCTCTACAGACTTCTTATAAACAAATGAATTTACATTATCATCTGTTATATTATCATTATTTTCTGATGGAACTATTGAATTTGAAGGAACCGAATCACTTTTCAATTGTTCTATTATTGAATCTATTTCATTATTATCTTGCATTGAATTGTAATGTTGTATGATAAATATACTTAGTATGAATACCGATATAATTACAAATTCCGAATACGAAATCAATAACAATGTCAATCATTTAGTAATTTCTAATGATGATGAAACCATCACATCCGATGGAATCTTGGACGATGAGAATTCCAATATGCTTGAGGTTGTTTCTAGAAATTTTAATGGCAAGCAGCTAATTATTGATTGATTTTATACTAAAAATGCCTTAGCATATAGGCATGAACAAGTATAAAACTCTGTGGGTTGAGAAATATAGACCCTCCAAATTGTCTGATATTATTCTTAATGAGGATAATAGAAAGTTTTTTGATTTTTTGGATGAAAAAACGCCTCATATATTTCTTTGGGGTAGTCCAGGTACTGGGAAAACCTCATTGGCCAAAATAATAGTAA